GCTTCTAATTCTTTTATAGCTTCTACTAACAATCCAACTGTATTGCCATAACGAACAGCTAAGTGTTTATCCTCATCATCATCTACAGAAGAAGCTTCATAAACTGCTTCTGGTAAAACTTTTTCTAAATCTTGTGCTATGAGTCCTGTACTAACTTTACCGTCTTTTTTGTAATTAAAAGTGACTCCTTTTAATTGTTTCACTTTATCAAGAGCATCAGGGATGACTTCAATATTTTCTTTTAATTTTATATCTGACGTGCTTCCAAAAGCTGTAACATTACCGTTACAAATTAAATGACCAGCATCTGACATATCTACCCTAACTGCTGTAATTGCTGAACCCCCATCACTTCCTGAAAGGAAAATGTCTAAATCAGAACCTACAGCTTGAAGGACTAAACCTGCACTATCTGGTTTTAGTTGACCTGTTTCTGTACCATTGTCCTGTAAAGATATAACACCGCCATTTGCATCAAGAGTAATATTTCCTTCTACATCAAGAGTTAAATTACCATTTCCAGCCGATATAGTTCCATTTGTGCCATCACTAGCTATAGCTACATCATCTCCTGCACCACAAATAAAGAAACTATTATCGCCTACTCTTACATCGTGATTAAAACTAGCTGTTCCAGCATCTGACATATCAAGGGTAAGAGCAGTTATACCAGAGCCACCATCATTACCTTTAAAAAGCAAATCTTTATCTTGTACTTTTGCTTCTATTGAAAAGTCAGAACTAGCGTTTTCTAATACACCTATTTCTGTAGAGCCATCTTCAAAAGCTATTTGACCACCATCTGCGTTTAGTTTTATATTTCCAGCAACATCTATAGTCAAATTTCCAGAAGATAAATCTATTTCTGTGCCATCTATAGTTATGTTGTCAGCAATCAGACCAGCATTAGCTGTTACTGTGCCATTGAAACTTGCATTACCAGCTTCTGACATATCTAGTGTTAGTGCAGTGATTCCTGAACCACCATCATCGCCTTTAAAAATTATATCTTTGTCTTGTACTTTAGACTCAATAACAAAATCAGATGATGAATTTACGAAATCTCCGATAGCAGTACCATCGTCTTTAAATGTTACGTTGCCTCCGTTTGCGTCTAAAATAATATCGCCTTCAACATCAACAGTTAAATCAGCACCATCAGAAATAGTAGAACCATCAATTGTAATGTCATCAACTGTTAAAGTAGTTAAAGTTCCTAAACTAGTTATGTTGGTTTGTGCTGCATCTGATACTTTTAAATTAGCAAAGGCATCTACCATAGCACCTCCAGCACCAGCACCATCAGAATAAATAGCTTTAACTTCACCATTAGGAATAGTTACAGTAGCACCTGAACCCTGTTTAATTATTATATTTTGTGAGCCAGAAGTTGCGTTTTCTATTACCCATAGCTTGGAAACAGTATTAGGACCAATAGTAATAGTACAAGCAGAATCTAATGTGCCTGTATATTTAAGAAATAATGACCTGCCTGGGTCAGTAGCACCATCAGCGATAGTAGTAGTATGAGTATCTGCATTAGTAGTTATAGCTTCAGTACCATAACTGAATGCTTCTGCAATTAATTCTAAATTAGTATTTGTAGACGTTCCCCACGTTCCAGACTCATCACCAGTAGTGATTTCTTTAAGTCTTAAATCATTTACATATGTTGCCATATTTTTTCCTCTTTAAATTTTATTAAGCTACTTCTTCCCAATCAGGAGTTTGTGAAGTAGATACTTCTGAATAGCTTGGTGTTTGTGAAGTTGAAACTTCTGAATAATTTGGTGTTTGGCTTTCATCTACTAGACTCCAAACATTAACAAAAAAGTCTCCAAATGTACCGACATTACCTGTAGGTAAAACAACAGCCTTAGCAATTGTTGTTTCTTCGCCTAAACCAGTTGTGCCTTCTAATCCAGTAGGCGATAAATTATTAATAGTTACTAAACTTATAGTTCCTAAAGCAGAAGTTGCACTTGTTCCTGTGGTTGTTAATACAGCTTGTGCAACTACAACTTCATCACCTAGATTAGAAGTAGAAGCTACTGCAGAAACTCCTGTGACTGCTGCTCCAGCAGTTATAGCATTACCTAGTGCAGAAGTTGCTTCTAAGCCTGTTTCTGCAATTAAAGCTGCAGCTGTAACTGTTTCATCACCTAAAGCAGAAGTACCTGCATTTCCTGTAAGTGCTTGTATAGCTTGTGCAACTACAGTTTCACTACCTAAAGCACTAGTTGCTGCTAAGCCTGTAACTTGTACAGTATTTGAAGTGGCTTGTGTTACTGTGCCTAAACTAGAAGTAGCACTAACTCCTGTGACTACAACTGGTACTGGTTGACCCCATGAGCCTTCATCCCAAGAGCCTCTACCCCAGCCAGTTATATTAGACATTTAATTTAAGCTATTCTTATAATAGCGTTACTTGCATCGGCAGTAGGAAATTGAATAGTAAAATCTCCATTTGTAGAAGTTTTATCACCGCCAAAAGCTAGCACACATACTGCTGGGTCGCCTGAAGCAGTATCATTAAATATTAATGCACCATTAGCAGTAATAGTAGCACTACTAAAAGTTAAATCAGCAAAATCAGTAAATGCTGTTGTGCTTGATGTTGTTGGGTCTACTCTAGTTAAACTAGAGCCTTTGGCTGTATAGTTAGTACCACTAGCTTCATTAGAAGTAGTGTATGCTGTTGTAGCAGCATCTAAAGACGCAGAACTAGTATATAAAGCTAGTTTGAAATCATTACCGCCTGAGTTTTTAAAATTATGCACACCCTCTAAAAGTTCTTTTTTGAAAGAGGTACACATTGCTTGTGAAATTGCCATTACAGCCTCCTTATGATGTCAGCCATTTTGCAATGACCTTGTTTTTCTAATAAACCTGCTACTGTGCTTCTGTCGCTGGCAATAGCTTGTTTCATATATAATAAAACTACTTTCTGAATATTTTCTTTAAAAGCTCTTGCTTGAGCTTGTACTAAAGGGTCAGCATTATCGCTGATTTGAACTAAGCGTTCCATTATTCTTTCTGTCCAATATTCAGGAGTTAAACCAGTATTTTTTGTAGTTTTAACACCAACTTCTCCTATTGTGCTTTTAATATCTACATCAAACATTTACTTTTCTTTGTCCGTCTCTAAAGGCATCTTTACGATTATAACCATCTGATTCTAATGTTAATTTACCTAGTGCTTCTTTAAATCTATTTTCGTAATTAGCCAAAATATCTGGCTCACCTTTCATAAAAGTATAAGCCTCTACAAGTGAACCATACAATAAAGCTTCTGTTGCATTTGTTCCTAACCAAGTTGTACCACTCGATGCCACTGTAATAGATTCTGGTTTATAAAAATAATGTAATTCTACAGTAAGTCCTGTGCTAGGAGTTGGTGCCACTATAAAAGTATCGTCATCAAATTGTGCATAAAACTTTGGTGTGCCTGTTGTACTAGCAGAAGGATAAGCTTGTCTAATAAAACTAACATCTTTATTCAATAAATATTCGTAATTATTACTGCCATCTAACACTGCAAGAGAAAAAGGATATAAATAGTCTGAAGGTGCAGATAAATAAGGATTACTTGCTGTTAAAGTTCCTGTTACATTTTTTCTAAAGTTTGGTAGCTCTAGAGATTTTATTATTCTATTTTCAGCTTGTACTATAAGAGTTGGCAAATTGCTTACAAAAGTAGACTCAGTATTTTGAGTATAATCTTGTATAGCTGATTTTAATGTTGTAAATGTCCAACTCATGTTATTACTACCTTAATTTTTCCTAATTCTGCTTTTATATCTAAACCCATTGTACTTGAACCAAACTCAGTAACTCCACCTCCTACAGGATTAAAAGAAAAATACGTTGTTGATTCTTGCTCTCCAGTATCTACTCTTGGATTGTATAAATTTTGAGGGTCAACTATATTTAATTCACCTATTTTAAGTTGTGGATGGTCTTCATCTAAACAATCATGGCAGACTCTTAAACCATTTCTTTTGCTGTCAAATATCTCATACTTGAGTTCTGTTAATTTATAAGTAAAACCACATCGGTCACATTGACCTAAAGCTTTCTTACCTCTTGCATATGCCATTATCTATAAGTAGCTAGGTCAGGAACAAATTTTACAGCTGCTCTTTCTCTATCAGAGTTACTTACTTCATTCCAAAGTTCATCGTACCTTTGCTTTATCATAGGCACTCTTTGTTGTGTTTCTGGATATTTAGAAGCTAAATTGTATGCTAAAGCATAAGTTAAGCATGGCAAATATCTAGCAGGAACATCGGCATTGTTACTAGCTACTGAACCAGCATCTTCTATTTTTTGTATGTAGTCATAAACTAGAGTATATGTATCAGCATCATCTGGTGTTGACCATAAAGTTATTTGTAAAGTGCCTGTATTTTTATCAATAAAAAACTGTGTAGGTTTTGCTTGATTTAATTTGTTTGCTTGATGATTGTATTCTGTTCTAGATATTCTATTTAGTCTTTGGTCAAATTGTTTATTTACATCTCCAGAATCTGTTCTTATAAAAGCATCTACTACTTCTAATGCAGAACTATCTAAGCTGTAAGTATTTGTACCTGCAGACAAACTAACTGTGCCTTGCTCTATTGTCCAAAGATTTAAACCTTTATTTTGCCATTCTAAAAAAATTAAATTTAAAGCACGTTTAGCACCCATATAACTATAACCTGAACGTAATTCAACGCCAGCTAAGTCATAAGCCTCTTCCATAATATCGCTTAAATCTAAATTAAATGTATGCGTACCGCTTGTTGCCATAAATTATATTTTTTTTATTCTTGTTATTTTAATACCTGAAGGGGTTGTTTTGATATTTTTCTTTTTTGATGCAGGAGCTTTTGTAATTTGATTCTGCATCGTTGCTCTAGACATGACCATTTAACACTTCCATCTTCTGCGAGCTTGTCTAATTCTAGAATTTGGGTCATTTCTAGTTTTAGCTGAACTCTTTTTTAATTGACCCAAGGAACGAGCACAGAAAGACTTTCTGCGTTTTGCAGCTTTACTGCCTTTTTTTACTTTACCTGTAACTGCTGTTTGTAATTTAGACCCAGGATTTGCTCTTCGATATGCAGCAACTCCTTTCTTGGTCATCCCAGCACCAGATTTAGTAGGTCTGTAGTTAGCACCTTTACCTTTAGTAGTTCTAGGTATAGGTGTTTCTCGTTTCCTTTTGGTCACAAAAAATATTTAGTAAATACTATTCACTAGTTATTTATTTTTTTTCATAGCTGGACCACCGCCCATAGACTTGCCTTTGGTTCCTGGAGTCGCACCGCCACCAAACATTCTTTGAACGTAGTCTTTATACATTTCTACTTTAGGAGTTTTTCCTCCACCAGCCATATATTTAGTAGACTTACCGCCACCAGCCATATACTTAGTGGATTTACCACCGCCTGCCATGTATTTAGTTTTTTTTCCTGCCATTTTATTCACCTTTAGTTAGACGCAGCTTTTTTAGGTTTTGCCTTTTTTTTAGCTGCTGGTTTTTTTGTTTTTTTCTTTGGCGGTTTTTTCCCACCAACATAAGCTTCATTTATATCTGGAGTCGAAGGGTCGTCAGCTACAAGTTGTCCTTTAGCATTTCTTGCTCTTTCTCCGTTCATTTCTGCACACTTACGTTCAGCATCTTGTAAGTCAGGGTCTGGACCAAAAACTGGTCTCCAAATACCATCTTCTTCAATATGCAATACTTTGTATTGTGGCGGAAATTCACCTGTTTCAGATATTATGTAATCTTTAATTTTTGCCATAATTTTTCTCGTTATTAGTCAGAATAAACTTTTACCATCTCTAAAACAATAGAGTAGGTGTCACCTGAACTATGTCCTTTTGTAGTAAAAAGGATGTCACCATTTTTACCACTCCCTGCGTTATTTGGCATACCGCCAAAAGATTTAAAATCCATATGTCCATTACTACTTTCTGCTAGCTCCATAGCTAAAACATTAGTAGAAGCATTAAAAAATATTTGCACGGACATACCAACGATGGCATGACTTACTCGCATTATTCTAACTTCTGAACAGGCTTTACCTGCAGAGTTAGAACTTAAAGCAGAAACATCTACTTTAGCAACAGCGGATTCGCCAGTGCCATCACTGACATTTGTAAATTTCATAACGCAATTTCTTTCACCATCAATTATGGTTTGTGAAGTTACTGCATCAGCCATTTTTCACTCCTGATTATGCGTCAGCAAATGGTGTAACTATAGTGCCTGAGCCTAAAATTATGCCTTCTACTGCGTATTTTGCTGATGCTATAGCGGTTACTTTAACGATACTACCCGCAAGACCACCTTTAGTAGAACCATTCATAGTGATGACATCATTAGATGCACCAGAAATAA